TGACAGCCGGCGCTGGGGCTGGCTCTGCCTCTTGTCTGGGGGCAACTGGCTGTGGATCTATCGTTTCTGGCTGGCCTTCCTGCGCTCTGTCTGCAAGGTTGCCTTCGATTTCCTGCTGAGTGGGAGACTGTGACAGCGTTTGCTGAGTTTCTTGCAGGGCTGTAGCGCCCTCTGCTTGCATACGAGCATCTTCAATTTGCTGGGCCATGCGTTTTTTGAATACGCGCTCTTCGCCAGCGGTTGAACCTTCAACGACCTCTGCGACTACTGACTCAACGTCGCCGTTCTGATCGTAGTTTGTTCGGATGTACTTAAACGGCCTGTCACCACGGTCAGGAGAGGTAAACGTAGAGTCCTCTGCATTGAACCTGACTCTGGAATCACGCTCCATCTGGACTTCGCCGTCCTGACGCTCAACACCGATGTCCGCCGCAGGCTGGTCTCCGTCAGCATCACCTTTGCGAGTCTTGATCGTGACCTCTTCACCAGTGCTGAAGTCGCGGACGAAGAACGTGCCATCTTCCTTCCGGCGCAGAACGCCCTCGGATTCGCCTTGGCTGACAACCTGACCTTCCAGATCCTCTAGGTTGGGGTTGAACTCCTCCCTAAGACGCTGGGCTTCTGCCTCGTATGCCGCCTCTTGCTCGGGCGACAGGTCTTGGCCCATGTAAAACTCGTCTGGGATGACGTTCTGGACAGCTTCAATCGACGCCGTCCTGTTGACTGCGGCTGGGCCGTTTTCATAGGCGTCCAGATAATCAACATAGGAGTCGAAACCAGCCTGCTGAGCCTCAAGCTCCTCTGACTGTGGCGTATCAACTGCCGCCCTGCCCTGAGAGTCAGGCTTCGGGCTTTGCTGGGGGTCAGTTTCCTGTACTTCGGGCGCTGATCTGGGCTTGTAGAAAGCGCCGCTGGCTCCGCCCATGGATCCGCCGCCGACAAAGCCTGCCGCGAACGCATTTAAATACTGTGATTTCTGTTGCTCTGTGGGGTTGTTGAAAGCCTCAAAGAAAGACTCTGAGTAGCTCTTATATCCACCCTGCGGATCGTTGAACATGCCCACTGCGGCGGCTTGCAGAAGCTCCTGTGCGGCTTCTGTGGCCCCTTCGATGCCGCCTGTGCGGACGCCTTCAATAAATGCGCGGTTGACCATGCCTTTGTTGCGAAGCAGGCGGTCAGCCATAAGCTCTTTGAATGGCTCTGACATATTGTCAGGCAGAACTTTCTTCAAGATAGACAGAGGAGCAAGCGCGTCGAGAGAACCCGCCGCAAGTCCAGTAGCAAGTGCTACCGCAGGATCCTGTATGCCGCCACTTTCCTCGTATACGTTGGCAAATGTCTCACCCGCGTTCATTCCCGTAGAGGTGGCGACTGCCCCCAGAGTCTGACCTATTCTTCTGGCCTTCTGGGTGCGCCGGTTTAGCTCGCGCTTGACCATGGCCTTTTCAAAGGCCTTTCCTGCTTTCTTTTTGACTTGGCTTTCGACGGTTTCCGCGATTAATTTTTTCGCGCCGTACTGAACAGCCGCACCACCGACACCACCGCCGATGATTGACGTACCGATACTGGGCAGAGCCTGTCCGATTGTGTAGGACAGCCATTGAACGGCGTCTTCAGCGCCATCAATGTCCTCGATGCGCTGGAAATCACCGCCAATCTCAGCGGCCTCCTGCATCTTCTGGTTGTAGTATTGCAGGTATTCGTAGGCGTCCTCTTCGTCGCCTATTGCGCTCTGGATAAGTGCGGGCAAACCGCCGCCAAGCAGTGCTTGAGTCTGCTTTACGCCGGCCTGTAACCCTGCTCCGAACTGATTGAGACCTTCACTATCTTGATCCCTGCTCCTGTCCTCGTTGTCGTCAAACAGGATCCTGCTCGTAAACGGCATTTATAGCTCCTTTAGGGATTCAGAGGGCTAAGTCTTTGGTTTGTTCGTCTTCGGGGGGTTCTGCCTTCAGCAAAAATTCCCTCTGCACCGACCATGTCTCGAATCATAGAAGTGGCCTTCGGAGAGATAACTGACCTGCTGTCTTGGACTGAGCCAATCTTGAGGATCTGCCCGTCAGTGAACTCAAATGGAGTCCCGTCAGCGTTAGAGGCTCTTTGCAGTGATGGCGCGAGCAGGCGTCTCAACTCCGTAACAGTGCGCTGGCGGTCAGTATAGAAATCAGGCGACTGCTGTCCCAAACCAAGCACACGCGATCTGGCGATAGCGCGAAGCTGAGTGTCAGGAATCATTGAGTTGTCTTTGCTTGAAAGGATGTCCCTACCGTTAGGACGATCCAGCTTGCCGGCTTTTAGGTTTTGCAACTCAGCCTCAACTAAGCCATTAAAAGCCTGCTCTGACTCGAAGTTAGAGCGAATCAAGGCCTGCTCAATCATGGGGCGATTTTTCTCAAGCTCCTGCACCATCATTGAAACGCCAGCAACGCCAGATATTGCGTCTTCAATTGATACTGACGCCCTGTCTCCGTCTGGAGTTCGATTCGCGGTGAGAGGTGCGTCGTAGTAAGCGACGTCGCCCGTGTTTTTGTCCCGAATCACAACCGTTACGTCGGCACCCAGAGTCCCTGTCTGAGGGTCTGCTGATGCGTTAATAACTCGGCGGTCAACAACCTCCCAGTTACCGTCTTTGTAGGCTTCTGGAGCGTTAGGGAATGACTCGTCTACCGTTCTGCCGACCAAAGCGCCACGCTGGTTATCAAACAGAGTTGACATGCCGTCGAGGATGGCGCGGTCTTGCAGGTTGAGATCACCGTTTTCAAGGCCTCTGCGAATTGTCTCTGAAAGACCCGCAACTCGGCCCTGTACATCTGCCCCCAGATATTTTTTAACGTCGAGAGCAGTGCCCTCAGTGTCATTTACTGCCCGCAGGATGTCCTCAGTCGTGTAAGTGCCGACGGGCGCGTTCATCATGATCTGAAGGTCACTGAGCGCTACCGTTGCAGAGTTAAGTCTTTCTGCTTTTTCGGCTTCTGCCGCTTCACGCGCACTGGCGTCTGCAAGGCTTTGCTGTCTTAAAAGCTCAGTCTCTCTGGTCAGGGCATTAGCCTCTGCTCGAAGAGCATTGGCCTCTCTCTGAACCTCTACTTGGCTTTCTTGAATCCCTGCCCGACGTTCAGACTCATCTCGCTCTCGCCTTTCAGTGATGCCGAACTGCCTCACTGACTCCTCGAACTCACGGTTCTCTGCGGCAATCTTCGAGTCTTGCAATCCGCGTCGATATTGCAACTCTTCTTCGGCGAGATCCTGCTTGGCCTTATTCGCGAAAGCGCTATTCATGAGGCCAAAGCCCTGCGCAAATCCGTCTGCGAATCCGCCAGTTCTGCTTAGGTAACTACGAGCCATGTGACCCCCTAGTCAAAAAGTTTGTTGAGTAAGTAGAAAGCGCCCACGCCGATTGCTAGGGGGGCCGCAAAAGATGCTAGTCCCGCAAGAGAACCCATTGCGCCGGCCCCTCCTGCACCTGCCGCCCCTGCACCTGCCGCCCCTGCACCTGCCGCCCCTGCGCCTGCCGCGCTTGCACCTGCCGCACCTGCACCTGCGCCTGCCGCCGCATTAGCGCCTTGAGCCAAAGCCGCTCCGCCTCCAGTCGTAGAGAAAAACCCGCCTGCTGATTGCGCCGCTGGAGCGGCCTGAACAAGGCCAAGCTTTTGACCAACAGCAGTGGCCGCGCCCTTGACTGCTTCGGGATTCATTACGGCATAAGATCCTGCAAGACCTGCGCCTGTGCCCGCCAACTGAGCGGCCTGCGCTTCTTTCTGCTGAACCATTTGCTGATAAAGAGCTTCGCGTTCTGCCTCTTCGCGAGACATGGCTTGCAGACCAAGTAATGATCTGTTGCGAAGGTTGTCGCCAGTAGCAATAAGGGTCATCCGTTTGCTCCCTGTTGGGATCTGATCTTGGGTGCGATAGAGCCAAGCCCGCCGCCGAGGATTGCGATCTTTCGATCAGCGTCGCGATCTCTGGTGTCGTTCAATCCGCCCACCATCGCGCCTACTGTGTCCATACTGTTGTCCAGAGCATTGCCCTGTACGCCGTATCTGCTGAGATTCCTGCTGTACTGGCCCCTAGCCGACTGCGCTCCGCCCAGAACTGACTCTCGGGTGCGAGCCATATCGCCTTCCAAGAAAGTGGTTCCGGTAGCTGTGATTGTTCCCGCCAGAAAATCTTCTATCGGCGCAAACCTGTTGAGGTAGTCGTCGGTCTGTGCGCGAATGATGTCTGCGAAAAGGCGAGAAGCGCCCTCTTTGTCATCTCCCGCATAAGAATTTGGATTTACGCCGGAGTACGGGTTGGATGGGTTGTAGTCGTAGACTGGACTAGCGGCTGTGCCAGTATTCTCAATCGCCTGCGCAGATGGCCCGCCAGAACCGCCTCCTTGACCGTAAAAGTCAGCCAACTGTTGCTGTACTTCTGGAGGTAGGCTATTGAAGTATGCTCCCAGCATTATCAGCCCCTCCCAAAGTTGTTATAAACGCCGGCTCCAAACATGCCAGCGCCTGCGCCGAGCGCCTGCAAACCTTGCTGGCCCTTGGAAAATTCAGTCGCGGCAAGGGATCTGGCTTTATCTTCTGCGGTTTGAGCAAGTGCGATTTGGCCCTGCGCCGCCTCACTGTTGACGCCTTGCCCCATCTTCATCACTTCGTTGATTCCCCCAAGGAATCTGTCGGTGTTGCCGATCTGGGCATCTGCGGCGTTCAGGCCACGGGCCGCGCCAAGCGTTGAGTACATATCTTCTGTGCGAGCTTTAAATGCTCCAGATGACGGGTCGATGCCTCTTGCCAGTAGCTCCTGACTCGCCTCGCCGATGTTGTTTTCAAAAGCCCGCTGTGCGGTGAGTGCGCCAATGTCTTCAGCCTTCTGATATGCCGCACCCTCACCTGCTTCAAATACAGATTCGATGTACATATTCTCAAGCGGCACAAAGACTTCTTTGTATCGGTTGAAGAAGGTAGCTGTCTGATTGGCGAGCGCTTTGTACGCTTCGGTTTCGTCTGGTCTTTCGGCTGATCCGCCACCACCCATGACTGTCTCCTATAGATCCTTTCTATAAAGGCTGGATACCTTGGTGTACCCAATCCTCTTGGTAAGCCTTCCAATCGCTTCTATCGGGGTCACAAATTCAACGCAGTGGTGTCCCGTTTTCATGGCAATCTCCTCCCACTGATCGACGTAGTGGTTGGCAGTGCCGTACTCAGGGTCGTAAACAACCCAAAGTAGAAACTTGCTGATCCGCTCAAACTCACACCATTGAGACTGAACGACAGCGAACCCTTTCTCGGTGCGCTCCGGATCCATGTAGAGAAACGCTTTCTGTCCTACACAGGCCGCGTATATGTCCTCTGGAATCCACGGCGGCGAGGTCTTCTCCTTCACCGCAACTAGGCCTTCTCGGACGGTTGGCCATACCCCTCTTATGTCCACCGGCTCCATTGCCACGCTTTTTCTCCCACGCACAGAAATACCTGCGACAGGGTCGCAAGCAATCCATTGATATATATAGGTTTTCCCGATCTACCCCACGGGCGGGGTACTGCTTACATCATCATAGCGTTTAGGAGCTAAAACTCAACAACGCTACCAACTTATAACGCTAAGCTCTGCCTCGCTTTCAGCCGCATTTATCTGGTCTCTGAGGCCTCTAGCTTTGACGTGACAGGCGTTTACATGCGCCCCCAGAGCCTGTCCAATCTGCTGTAATTCTGTCGCGTTGAACGTCTGAATCGTGTTGTCAGCCAGCGTCCAATCCATAACGGTACTGGTGTCGAGCGCGGCTAACTGAACTGCCCCCTGTATACGGCGCTGACTTACTTCATCGCAGTCAAATGTGTGGTCATTCCAGACGAATGTGCCAAACTCTTCAGAATCTCTGGCTTGCTTAATATCACTCCACTTGCCTTGCTGGGCAAAAGAAAAATCCAACTCCCAAGATTTTGTAGAGTAATTGAACTCATAAAATTCGCTTGGCTGAGTTGGCATATCAACCAACTGCTCATTTTCAACATACTTGTTATCAACGTCTGGAGCATCTTCAAATAAAATGTGGCTAAATGCAGATGACTCTGCCGTGAGGTAAATCCCTTTTTCGCTCCCTGTTTTGCAGGAAACAATCTTCCCAGAGTCGTCGTAAAAAACAGCCGCTCTAATCATCGTTTCGCCGCCAATACAAAGTATCCATACTTCGATGCCTTTCTAGTCGTAGCGCCGTTACTGAAATGCTCGTTTCTTCCCTGTATTCTAACTCGCAATCCCCTGCTCCAGCTTGGAGGCGTAATATATGCAGTGCTGACTGCCGCTCCACCAAAGGTGGAGCGTAGAGAAGTTACTCCAATTGTCTTATTGCCATCGGCGGTGCTAAGAATATAACTGCCGCTAGAATTTCTATACTCAATAGTCATCTTGACGTATGCAGTGGCGTTTCCGCTGGCCTGATTAGAAGTATTAGTGCCTACATACTGAACCATAGCGCCGATTATTAGGCCCGTTGGAACTGAGCTAGCGTCCCAAGTATCTAGAGTATTTAGCTGGCTATCTAAAAAGACGTAACTGTTACCGCAATTCACACTTATCGTTGCTGAGTCTCCCTCTGGGACGGTTACAGAATTACCTGCAAGCTGGAGTGTGCCGATACTAGCTGTGTTTATTGACGCGCCAGTTATCTCAAGAGTAGATCCATTAAATCTAACGTAGTTGGTACTGTCACCAAGGTTAAACGCACCGGCTCCGTTAAGGTTTCCCAGCCAGAAACCGTCATTTGTTGAGGCGTAACTGGTCTTTCCTTGCCTGATAGCATTGTTGTTATACGCATCTAAAACTATTTCGCCTGCCCCAATCTTGCCCGCCTCAAGGCCAGTTATCTTTGCCGATGTGATCGTCGCGTCTTTGATAAGAGCGTTCGTGATTTGAGCGTCGTGAATAAACGCATCATCAATGTAAACACCAGCAGGAACTGATACGCCATTGATTATTGTGGCAGTCGTTAAAACCTTGAACGGGGTGTTAGTTCCCACAGCGTTGTTGACGGTTGAGTTGGAGTTGTATGGCGCGGCAATAGCAAACCTGTCAGCGTTAATAATGAACGATGATGTGGGCTGTACAACAAAACCAGCGCTATGGTTGTTGGCTTGAGAAATGAGGCCAAATCCAGAGACATGCCCGTTGTTATCAATCTTTACAGCAAACTTTCCCTGAATGCCGTTGATGGTGGAGGTGTTCGTTTGGATCGATGTGCTTTGACCATTGACCGTAGTGTTAAGCGTGGTGACGGTGCTAGTTAAGCCAGAAACATTCGTTTCGACTGTTGTGATGTCGTTTTCTATCGCATTGATTGTTTCATTTAAGCCAAGAGCCTGCCCATCAGCACTTAATGATTCGTCTATCAGCCCTGAAATAAATTCATAGTCTAGCGCTGTGCTGGCAGGGGTTCCGTTAGAAGAGTTGAACGGCCCTTTTATACCGTCTATGTTGACCGCCCTTACCCAGTAATACCAAGTCTCAGAACTTCCGACGTTTGTGTCGGTATAGAAATAAGTGTCCCCGTAATATCTTGTATAAGCACCTGCCGCTTGAGCCGCCACAACGTTGTCGCTGGCGTATCGGAAAATCTCAATAAAGTCGTGCCCGTTATATGGGGTCAAATCCCAGTCCAAAAAGACAATATTAAAGCCGCCGGTCGTCACTAAATTAGTTGGCCGAGTTGGTAGTTCTACCGGCCCAGAATCAGATCCGTTAGGATCGTTCGGGTTAATAACGTCAACATCACCGCCCCCGATAATGCCCCCAGACGTCTTCAGGACGTTGGTAGAGATTAAATCTCTAAAAGTAACTGCGCGGTCAAGGATGTTCCCGCGACGTCCAGACAAGATGTCTACAGCCTCTGAAACCGACTGCGCATAACGACGCTCCTGTCCAGTAAAACTGCTAGGAACGGTTGCGATGCTTTTCCGCTGTGAGGACTTTAGCTTCAAGTAATTTCTCTCGGAGATTCAGCAAGGGTGATTCCTGCCACTTCTCTATTAGCTTCTACGCGAACTTGGAATACGCTGTTGCGGAATCCACTGGGCAATCTAAATGTAGCGATAGACTGCGTGTTGCCGATAACCTCGGTGTGGACAAGGGTCGAGGGAGACTTTTCTCCCGCGTATATTTTTACAGATGTATTGCCGTTGCCTAGATTCTCTCCGAACGCGACTTGGCAAACGCCAAAGTTTATCGGCCTTCTCGTAAAGAAGTGCTTTGAGTGGAAATCCACGGAGTAGTAGCCAGAACCTCCATTAAATATCAAATCGGAACCGGCGGCGGTGACTAGGTAAAGCTCATCTGAGCCAAGATCATTGAACCCAGCAACAATGTCATTGTCCCTATCTATTATTGAGAAAGCGTTTTGCCCTCCCCTCGGGTCGAGCACAAATCCTTCTGGGTAACTGCCACTGCGATCAGAGAACCCAACGTAACGATCTTCCCATCTGAACCCGACCAAGCTAGAAGGAGCATAAGTAGACCACTGGTCTTTGGTGAAAATCGATTCGGTGACAACGGCAGATCCTGATCCGGATATTCCGACCAGACCATCTGGTGAGGCATAGATAACGGCGTTACCCATATCGACAATTGATCTTTTCGACAGACAGGACTGCGCTATATCTAACTCTGTCATAACCATGCCTGCGGGATCTGCGCCCTGAACCATGTATGGCTTGCCTTCTGTCAGGACAACCAAGCCTGTGTCTGTACGGCTCAGTCCCACAATGGGATAAGCCGTCGTAAGCTGATACGCCTCCGGCCATGCGTGAGGCAGAAACGCCTCAGAGAAGCATAGCGTCTGCCCAAAGAATCCTGCCGTGATTCCGTTAGGCATGGCTGTGAGGCCGATCATGCTGTCGCTTGGGCCTACCCAGTCTGTGCTAGGAACCTCTTCTCCAAGGGCGCTGTCGTTGGCCGTATCATTGAAACTCACGCCGCTTATGGAGACATCATCAAGGAACCTAAATGTGCCATCCTCATCTGTTCGATAGACTCGAATGTATGCGTAGTTTCTGCCGGAGGGCGCGGAACCCACTGTTACGGTGACTGTTTGATCTGTGTATACGTCTAAAATTTGACTGGTCGTCACCAATGACGGCGGGCCTTCTTCGCCAAAGGCAGTGACGAACGTAAGCAGATATGCCCTGCTCACAGGATTTTCGGAGCTAACATTTGCAGATGTGCTAGGTGACAAAGTAACGGTAGGCGCAGTAGGCCGTGGCAGGCCCAGCTTATACACGTTGTTGTAAGGAGATGATGTTATTTGAGGGTATGACCCGTATCCAGTTAAATACACGCGGTCATATATGTCTCCAGCAACAGGGCTTTCGACGACATCTACGTCATCATTAAATGCCAGCCATGTTCCTGCCTTGGTGCGGAATATAGTCTTAGTGGCTCCGGAGATAGATCCTAACGCAGGTGATATCGTCACAGAGCCATCGCTCTGCAAAGGCCTAAGCGTACCGTGACTAAAGTCCACGTTCTCCGCATACTGGCTCATAGTGTCGGGAAGCAATCGCGGAGAAAGCTTTTCCGACATGCCGCCGAAAGCATTTATATTAATAGCAACCATTACTCTTTCCTCCCGCTTCCAAGGAACAATCCAAACGAGCCGCTAAGCATCCCAGTCATAATTGAAACCAAAGTGGTCTGCTGGGTAGAAGGATCAGGCAACTGCATGTACCACTCCACCACGCGGTAGGTGCTGATGAGCATCGTAATCATCAACAGCCTCGGGATAACCCGCCACTGGTCAAAGACTTCGGGATTCATTTTTTCCGCAACTCCATAATTTTGTCAGCACCACGGATGCCAAAGCTCGCCGTCACTGCAACGAAGAGAAGGTATTGATACCACTCAGGAAGAGTAGCCAGAGCACCAAGAGCGTCATGTACGCGATCCATGACACTGCCATCATCGATAGCAACGCCCCATATAACAGCAAGGATTGGAGTAGAGAGCAAAATGGTGAACCACTCATCTTTCCAGCTAGACGCTGAAGCCCCTGCCATAAGGGTTTCCCAGTTGGCATCATTCCTGATGACCTCCATCCTTGCTTCGTGCTTGGCCTGACCTTCCTCACGCTTGTTTTTGAGAAAGCCGCCTATCAAGTCGGTTATTGGGCCAACTAAGAGACCAAGCAAGTTCATTACTTGATCTCGCTGACAAGGTCGCAGAAGGCGATATCGGCCCTCCACGACTTATAACAATGGTCTTCCTCCCTCCAAAAAACCCAATTGATGACCTTTCGCAACGCCCCCCAAAACCAATGCGCTCGGTTGATATAGCACCTAGCGCTTAATGTAAGGTTTGGGTCGCCCCCGATTAGGGCGTTGAAAAGCTGGCTAATCGCCGCGCATACTCCTAGCAGGTAGTCCTTTACCCAGTTCATGCCGCCTCCTCTGTCTCCTTTTTAAGCGAGGACATAAGGTTCTGAGTGAACACGTCCTGCGCTACCGTCAACTGATCCATAGAAAATCGAAGCTGTGCCGCTCGCTGTTGCAGATCCTGAATTTGCTTGATGAAATAGTTCTGTTCGTCTGTCATCGAATTCAGATCATGCGTCACGCCATCAATTTCAATCGTGTTTTCGCTCATAATTCGCTCCCTGTAAAAATGGCTTTTATTTAATTAAGGCTTCGGCCAATCACCAAGAGTCGGCGGGTTATCCGGTGTGCCAGCTATTAACTCCACAAACTCTTCATGGGTAGTCACAGCATTAATCTGATCTTCCTTGGAGTTTGAAGCGTCTCGCACTGCCGCCCTGTATGTCGTAACGTCAGCAGGAATTGCGGCGTCAGTTTCAGACTTGCGTACAACGTACCAATCCGTAGAGGCCAACAAGCCGCCTGCCTGTGCTTTAACCTTGGCGCACTCTTGAGACTTTAGACCCAGAGTCACAACCTGATCACCGTCTTCATCTAGCAGTGGCTCACCGTCTTCGTCTACTTCGTGTACGTCATCAAGCGCTTTCGGTATGTCTGCCGCCCAGTAGAACCGTGAGTCAAACGGAGCGGGGTCATCTACCCACACAAGACCAGCTTCAGTCTTCTCTTCCTCTGACCATGACCCCCAATTAGAGGGATGCTTAATTCCATCATCATTCGTCCAGCTTCTGCCTTCGCGAATGACTGTCGTGTTATATGTCCATGCCATTGTTGTTACCTCGCGTTGGCGTATTTGAAGGGCATCTCTGCAAATGCCATGTAAATTAGGGTGTTCCCACTCCCGTTTAAAAAGGTGTCTGACTCTCTTATTTTGAATCCGTTACTTACAAAATCGAGTTGACCATAAAAGACCCCACCTATAGAGGTGACTTCTGCGCCTGAGCTGTCTGCCATAAGATAATTTACTACCTCGTTGTATCCAGCTCTACGATTGTCGTACATACCCCAAGGTTGTGTTCCACTTGAAGCATTCTTAATCATCACAAACGCTGGCCTAAACCCTGTGTAGATAAACGGGCCGTCAGCGTCTCCATTGCCTGTGTATTTACCGAACTTGCTGAAACCTTCGACGCTGTGGAAGCAGTAGGCCAGCATGTTGTCCGTACCAGAAAACGCCGTATAGAAGACAGTTGCACTAGGAAGATTGCCTGAAGCCGTTAGCGCAGAATCAGTAGCGTTAAGCTTCATGTAATCTTTCGATCCATCAATTAAATCAGTATGGACAATCCAATCGCTAGTTGCGCTTCTTTTCTTGAGAATCAAAAGGTCGAGTTTTTTGTCCAAGCCATGTCCAACCGATTGGTTGTTACTGCCATTTCCCGTGTAGGCAACAACACTAAATCCAGCATCAGTATTAGCAGACACGGTAGATGTAATAGTGCCGTCAGTGTTGCTTACGCCTGAACCGCCAGCTTTCCAGTTCCATGCGACATAGGTATCACCAGAGTTATTAACGGCATTATCATTACCTAAGTTAAAGCCGTCACTAATAAATCCATTAAGCCTGTCTGTGTCGGTAAAGTCGCCAATAGTCGAATTTGTTTCAAGCATTTTCCCAGCGCCCCTAAGAACATCAAACACATTGTGACTTTTAGTGGCGTTTCTTTTTTTAATCCAAACCCAATCAGGCTGAAAACCTACTCCAGTAATATCTCTGTCTGTACTACCGTTACCCGTATACAGCACAGCATTAAAGTAATCCTCTGGCACATCATCCAAGGCTGGATCAATAGCAGGATCAGGCAGGTTAGAACTACATATAGCTAGGTGGCCTGTAGGTACGCTGTAGTAAAAGTCACCGATTCCGTTAGCGTCTGTGTTGCCTTGTGCAGTCTGGTTGCCTGCAAAGCTAGAGTCTTGACCAAAGTTGACCGTCCAAGTGCCTCCGTTTCCTGTTGATCCTGAGTTGTCTCTGACAAAAGGAACCATACTGTCAGTACTAGAAGTGTACGATGTACCCCCAGTTCCTGCGTCCGGATCGCCAGCATCCCAAGTTCCGTTTGTTCCCGTCCAATATAATTTATTGTCTATATCAATAGCGATCATATACAAGCCGTTTGCGGATACTTGCTTGTTGGCGTTACCACTGCCGTTAAAGTTAGTGTCAGTATTAAATCCAAACCGTAAACTACTTGATCCAGAGTATTCTGAAAGCTCCGCTTCAAAGTACCACTTGCCGCTAGATACAGCGAAAGGCACTCCTATTGATCCTCCTTCCCCGCTAACAATCCCTCTATTTATTCTTAAATTACCCTCCGCTAACAAAGTTAGGTAGTCTCTATCATTGTCTAAAGCGGCAGGACTAAAAGTAGGAAAGTTATTCGTCGGGCTGTCCAGCATCCAATCATAAGACGCTACGTTTGTACTGCTCCAGTTGTTTCCGTTGCCAGAAGCATCAATAGGATCAGTAGCCCTAGTAGCAAAGTCTAGATAAAAACCGTTAGTGCCATAGCTACCTGTGTACGCTTTAGGAATCCATGTGTCTGCCTTGGTTTCGCCAAAGCTAGTAGGAGCTAATGAACTACCATCAACATGATTAACTTCAGCTATGTAACCGTTAAAATAGTTGCTCGACAAAAATTGCCCAATATCGTGATTTTGATTGTTGTTTATCGCTAAATCGCTATTCTGAGGAATAAACGTGTCATTCATCCTGTTTACGGCCCAATCTGTAATTTGATCGCCGTTTACATAAATCCTAATCCTGTTGCTTGCTGATGATTGAGTTGTATCTACACGAACGACAATGTGATACCAAGCAGAAAAATCTCTAAATACTTGAGTGCTATTAAATACATAATTAGTTTGTAGCCCTAGCTGAAACTTATCATCACTCAAAAAACCGAACTGAAACGTGTTTGAATTTGTGTTTCCTGACGTTGGAACAGACCCAAAAATACATTGACGAGTTCCGCTTGATGATCTTTTAACCCAGCCACTCCAAGTCCAAGTCTTACGGTTGCCAGCAGACGAGGGGGTTCTTGTGTAGTACGAGTTGCTATCTAAACGCGCAGAGTTACCTATCTCATGCGGATAAAAACCACCCGATGAGTACATCCATTGTTGTGAACCTACTGGCCCTGACATAGCTTATCCTCAACCAAACGCGAGTTGTGGAGCGCCAAGCAAGATGCGGCCTGAAGCGGCTACAACGTAAGGCACAATGTCTGTAGTGGATGCGGCAGAGGACACAGTAAGCCCTGCTCCATTAGCAGTCTCGTAATCAGTTCCCAAAGACACCGTCCGGCTACCCGTGCCATCTTGAATGACCACGATAAACCCAGACTGGCCTACAGCTTCTGTACTTGGATTAGCCAAGGTCACGTTACCCGTCAGCGTCAGTACAAAGTTTTGATAGGTAGCAAAATCAAGAGTCACCGAGCCAGTAGCATTTGCCGTCTGAGTCGCCGCCGTTGCGCTTTTGCTGATAGAGACAGTGCCAGCGTCGGCAATGGTAAAACCAGCGTTGCCTGTCTTGCTCTTTAAGTTTTCTACTTCGATGCTGGACATCTATCTTCTCCAGTTATGGCGTTTTGTGAGTACAACTGCTGTAAAGGTATCTTTGCCTTCATCTCCAAGAGAGGTAATTAAGCGGTGTAGTAGATCAACCCCATATATAGGTGTGACGAACTCGTTAAATTACTTGGCACTACTGATTCTGTATAACTCGACTTGTCGGGTGCATATAAGTAAGCGCGAACTTGACCCCTGCCGACTTCACCACCAGTGGGATACAAAGTGCTGAAATTTGAGGAATAACCTACATAAACAGAACAATACGGATTTCCAGCAGACGAAAAAGGCAATCCACCAACCATGAGATACCCAGACGCCGAGCCTGTGGTTAGCGCCGAAACAGAAATTCTTACCCCAAGGCTTACTAAGTTACCAATTTTCGTGTAATGCCCAGACTGTATAGAGTAAGAAATTGATGAAAAGTTAGTGCCACTAGCGACAAATGTTGGTGAGAACGAGCCTTCCTCGTAATCGTCTAGAAGCTCGCTACTTTTACTGCCAGAGCCATCAGAAGTTGCACTAAAGTCAATTCCTTTTCCGCTAGTGCCTATTACTATATTGCCGCTAAGGGCTTTGATGTCGCCGTTGGCTTCAATGTTGAGTGCAGTAGACGTAGCATTATCGTCAATACCCGTCGAGCTAAAGTTAGTCAGCGGGTATGAAATTTGATCCGCGTTGACAGAGTTATCAGGCGGCGAAAGCGTCTGGAATGTCCTAGCGATATAAACAACGTAGCAAGAGTCAGTTGACGCAATGGCTTCGGTAAACGTAATGGACGTACCAGAGGCTGAGTAAGCAGTCGTTGGCTCCTGCCGCACGTTATTTACAAACACGGCAAGATCATTCGCGCTGGCTACAGAGTGCGTCAGCGTATAAGTAGTTGAGCCGTCACCTGTAATCGTCTGCTTCGCTACTGCGGCAAACGTGTCGGTTGGCTGTACTCCTAAGAATGGCATTAGTTAGCCTCCAATCAAATCGCCGCAATAATAAAAGCAAGTAGTTCTGAGTAACGTATACCCATGCGATCACGCTCTTCGCCAGTTTCTTCGTCTGTCCAAATGGTGTGGATAAACATGCCGTAACGTCCGGCGTCTAAGCCTTCAGCCTCAAATGCCGCTTGCAAGTCTTGCGCGATAATTCCAAAATGAATACGGGCATCGTGGCTTTTAGTTTTAACCGCAGACTTCCATCGGTACTTTCTCAAAAGTGCCTTAGCCGCTACAGCTACGCGAGTCTCTGCTTCCGTTAGCTCTTCAATGTCTTGTTTCTCGTTAGCGTCAGAAGTCTGGATAGTGCCATTGGTGGCGTAGATGTCGTCAAAACGTGCGCCACTTTGACCAATGCTAACAGTGCCATCTGCATCTGCTTCATTAAGTCTTGGATAAACGAATTGAGAGGCGAACTGCAATCCACAATGACCGGACACCGTTCCTTCTATAACTAAATTGTCGCTACCGTTTGACTTGATAGCTCCAATAGTAACGCCGTCTCTGCGGAACAGTGCAATGGGACCGTCATCTGTCTGTCGGTCTACAACAAGAGATACGCCGCCATCTCTTATATGAAACGCAGTGCCATTAGTATTGAAAATATGTCCGGTGTCAGCAGACGACCCAGAAGTTTGTGCAACCAGCAAGCTACCAGAGCTATCAATACGCATACGCTCTGTGTCAGAAGTAAAGAAGTGTATATGACGGTTATTGGCGTCTGGTCTAGCGCCTAATAAAAGACTTCCTGACGTATACCCTCCTGCGTTACTTGCCGATGCACAGTAAAATGCGCGTCCAGCAGGCGAAGGCGCGCCGGAAGTAGTGTCGTAGCGACCAAGCAATATCCCAGAAGAAGAAATCCCTCCCACCAAATTAGAATCTGGTGTTTCGTCATCAATACCAACGTTGCCGTTGGAGTCGATACGCATACGCTCTGTGCTGTTTGTGTAAAACTTAGTATTTGTTGCAGATGCGTTATTAATCATAAAGTCGCCCGTGTTGTCGCCTCCATGACCAACATAGGCAACGGGGGCGGCAACCGAGCCGCTTGTAACTTGAGAAAACTGAAGAAGCGAGCCGTGATTTGAAGAGGCGTTTTCTACCTTGGCAACAACATTATCAACGGAATTTTGATAAACGTGTAGCTTGTCAGACGGACTCGTAGTACCAATGCCTACGTTCTCTGAACTATCAATCGTGATTGCAGTAGCGTCAGCGCCATCATTGATGCCTTGGGAGAACGGGCCTTGTGCTTTAGTCAGTGCCATTAGTCAGCCTCCAACGCAGATAGTCGGGTCTGTAGGTCTTCGATGATTGCTTGTTGTTCTTGGATGGCTCCTGTTAAAACGGCTACAAACTTCATGTAATCAACGCCATACAGTGGATCATCATCGCGAGTAATGGGATTTACACGATTTGAAAATTCAGGAACCTCTAACAACTCTTGAGCAATAAATCCGCTGTCTTCTTCTCCATTACTTATCCATGAAAACTTGCGAGGCTTTAGTTTCATCACATCAGAAAGAGCATTGTCATAACCTCTGATGTTTTCTTTGAGACGAGCGTCTGAAGATGGATTATATGAAGTACCGCCGCCCGTGGAAGTTATAGAGCCTACTGCTGAGCCGTTGTAAATAAAATAATGGAAATATACAGTCCCACTTGTTCGTGTTGTTTCTGCTCGGTAAACATCCGTAACAGCCCTTGCATTAACAGCGACTTGTCCAAAAGTAGGTTGATTGATGCCTAACATCTCATTAGTTAGCTGGGATGTAGTACCAACCAGCAAGTTACCAGAGCTATCTATACGCATACGCTCTGCGCCGCCAGTACCAAAACGCATTGGCGTTGATTCAAAGTTAAAAAACACAGCACTTTCATCTGAGTCTAGGCCAGCAATAATTCCTTGAGCAAACTTAGTACTACCAGTAGTAGAGTTGCTGAACATCATGTAAGCCTGAGTACTGTCTGTTGCTTTGATGTGGCCTAAGACACCTTCTCCTGCACCAGCTACTTCAAATCTATAGCTAAGCGACGAGGAATTAATGCCAACTCGCTCACTGCTATCAATCGTGATTGCAGTAGACGTAGCGTTGTCGTCAATACCCTCACCGACCTGAACCGTGCCAGCTTTTTCAGGAAGAGTTAGCGTCCGGTCAGTATCGCTGTTCGGAGAGGCAATGGTAAAAACCCCTGTGCCGCTCGCGTTCGCGTCTAACTTAATCTTCGACATTACTTACCCCTCAAAGGATGACGACTCTAGCGCCGTTTGAAACCGTGACACTTACGCCAGAGGCAATCGCTACAGGGCCGGTCGCCATCGCATTTTTGGTGCTGGCAATCGTTACGTTTGAATTGAGCGTCTGATCGTTTTCGTAAAAGCCGCTGACGTGTACGTTAGCCAGCGGATAGTTCATCTGCGCCGTGCCAACCGTGCCATCAGAAGGTGTGCCAATGTCCACGGCGTCACCGATCACTAGGATGTAATCGATCACATCGCTACTGGTCAGCGCAGAGTCAAACACAATGTTAGACCCAGATACGGTATAGGCAGACTCAGGAGCCTGCGTTATACCGTTCAGCGAAACGATTAAGTTTCTGGATGACTCTGGGTTAAAAGTAGTGCCGCCTACCGTCAGCGCATAAGTAGCGGTAGCTGACGTGGTGATACTGTCAATTAGCTGATACGCGCCTACTTTTGGCTGTTTTCCGATAAACGGCATTTACTTACTCCTGCGGCGGCATATTTGCCGCTTCATGCTCTTGCTTGGCGTCAATGACTTCCTGCGTGTGGACAGCCGCGCAGATCGCCTGCACTTCTTCTGTCTCGTTGCTGTAATCATCGCCTGCACTGATAACGTGACGATGGAACCCGCGAGAGATTTCTACGTCATCTTTGTAGATAACCGTAGCCGTGCGTACTTGCACTGCCTTAAACGGGCCTGCGATTTCTACCTTGTCTACTTCTACTGTTTCTGTGAGTGCCATATTTATCTCCTTTGGCTATGGACTGTCTGCCCCAATCTCCGAGAGGGGTAATTAAGCGGCGTAATAAGTTACAGAGCCGCGATAGCTCCTGTTCTGAGTGTCAGACGAACCTTGAATTGGCCTGTCAAACTCAATCCACAAGTCACTGGTGTTTCCAAAAGCGGCAAAAAAGTACAGAGCTTGATCTTCAAAACATACTGATGTTCCTTCAAAATTTGTGCCAGTTATTTTATCTGCGACAGCATATGGAAGTCCGCCAATCCTAATTTGAGTTGAAGTAGACGAGGGCGTAATGGTGGCGAAAAAACTTACAGTGACTAAATTCCCTACTTTTGTGTAGTGACCGTTTGCGCTTGATATTGAAGAAACATTTGAAGAAGCGGTTGGCGTCCAAGTGCCTTCTTCGTAATCGTCGAGGGCGTTAGCGGCGGCTGAGTCTGAGCCAAACTTAATTCCATCAGCGTCAACTCGTAATCTGATAGCCCCGTAGGAGCGCAGATATAAAAAGTCTTGTGCGTGGTAATAGCCAACCGCCCCTATATCATTGTCTTGGGGATCACCGAAAAAAATGGTTGATTCAGCGTTGTTCGGCGTGGAGAGTTGAATAGCCGCGTGTGTGCTATGCTCTACATGAAGTTGAGTATAAGAGTGAGCGGCAGTACCGCCAGATGAGCCACCATAAACGTGTAGCTTGTCGGAAGGTGTTGCAATGCCGATGCCTACGTTATTGGAGTTATCAATCGCAATCGCATTGGCATCAGCACCATCATTGATGCCGACAGAAAAATCATTCTTTACCCTAGAGCGAGTCATTAGGTGATCTCCATCACACCGAGAACAACATCCAACGCGGACGCCGTGCCTGACTTAACTTTGAGAATGTCGCCCGTTTCCAAGATGTACTTCTGACCAGCCAGCGTTTCGAGTGTGGTCTTGGCCGGAATCTCTACGTTCTCTAAAAGCTGATGCGTAGACGATGCAGAAGAATCAGTGAACTGCACCTGCACGTTTACTGCCTGCGTCGTTTTGTTGGCAATAGCCAGCCCCAGAACAACCGTTGTCGTGCTAGACGGGGCCGTATAAAGAGTGCTGTAAGCGGAGTGATTGGCGTTAGCCAGAGCCGCATTTTTGAATGTATTAGCCATAATTTATCCCAGTGCGATAGCTAGTGCGGTCGCTTCATCAGCAGTCGTTTTTTCGTCAATGGCCTCTTCCATGAGGCCAGCCGTTACGCGCAGTTCACACAAGTCGCTTGCCGAAAATGAACGCGCTGATGTGCTCTGTTGCGCCCGAACAACAGTTAAAGTATTGCTGTTGATGGCGGTGACTTTGACAATCTCTAGATTCGCGGGCGTTGATGCCTCTGCGAGAGTCGCATAGGTGTAGTCCCCCGCTCCGAGAGTAGGGAAGTTCGAGGCGTCGGCTACTGTGACGCTCGTCGCAGACGTATTTAGCGAACCTGTAATTGTCGTCTTGGCGTTGTTGCTGAACTTAACCGCCATCAGAAAGCTCCTTTATCAGCTAACAGTGACTGTCCAGCTAACGGTCATGGAGTCAGACGCGCCTTTGTTCACAACAGAAAACACAGTGCGGCAAAGCATGGTTCCCGAACTTGAGGCGTTGAAGATTCCTGCCTCAGTAACCGCGCCCGTTCCCGTACCGGCGGCGAAGGTTGATGAATAGGTCACAACCGCACCTGAAACGCTCGCGCTGGTGGTGGTTCTACCCAACTCAGAACCAAGAGCCGTATCACCTGCGGCGGCGGCAGTAGACCCGCTACCCACAGCCATGTGGCTCATGACGTTGGCGCTTGTGCCGGTCATTCGAGAGGCAACAAACCCCTTGCCTGCCGTCACTACAAGGTTATCGATCTCTCGCACGACTTCGTCGTTCAGTGAGATCGTGAGCTTGCCGCTCATCTTCATTCCATCTTGAAACATTTCGTTTCTCCCTACTCGTTAAAAGCAAACGCGTTAAACGCGCCTTGGTTAAAGACACTGCCAGCGCCGGAAACCAGCGTTACGGAGATTGATTCCGATACTGATGCGGAGTCAGACAGAGACTTGGTAAATTGGGCGGTCAGAGCCTCTTGCATGGCGAGAGTGTCTGCTACTGACCGTGCCGCACTGATCGCAATAGATTCAGCTATCGATGCGGAGTCCGATAACGGCTTTGTGTGAGAGAGCGCCAGAACATCTGACACCCCAAACACGTTGGCCTTATCCAGAAGCTGGGTAAGCTCTGAATCAAACAGATCGTCAATCGTGAAGGCGTCACTTAGCGAAGTGCTAAAGGCTTTCGATATCTGCTCGGATATTGAGAATGAGTCACTCTGCGACTTGCCCACCAGCAGTGTGCTTGTCTCGCTCACAGCTACCGAATCAGATTCGCCCTTCGACGTGCCGAGCGATGCAAGATCAGAGACCGTTATAGATTCTGACTGACCGAACGAGACTGTTAGAGCAACCGATTCCGTAACGGCCAGAGAGTCGGTAAAGTCGCGGTTGATGATCAGAATTTTCGTGAACTGATCCGACATCGCGACCGATTCGGCCAATGACTTCTGCACAGAAAGAACAGAAAGCTCCGTGATGCCTAAAGAATCGGACGCAGACTTGCTGACCGACAGGCTCGCCAGATCGCTGAATGCAAAAGAGTCCTCAAAAAATCTGTTAAGAGACTCAGCAATAACCAGATAACTCGCGGCCATGCTGATGTAGTCAAGGCTTGCAGTTAGATCAGCAAACGAAACACGAAGAGATGTATTAACAGAATCGGAGGCGAACGAAATCGCCGTCCGCTCAGAGGACGCCTTAATCAGTTGATATGAATAGGCGGCTCTTAACATTAGTCGAAGTCATCCCTGATCTTCAGTTTCAGCAAATCGTTTACCGTCTGCTTTGCACCACCCGTGTAAGTGACCTCTACCTCCGCCTCGAAAACGCCAGCTTCAGACAGGGTTCCATCGGGGAAGTTAGTAGTGGCCTTGCCGTTTGTTGCAGGACTTACAACCGTCATGGTGAGAGTGCTGGATACAGTCGTTGACCCAACCTTTCGGATTCTCATGCGCACAGTCGCGCCAGTAAGATCAATCGGATCCCAAGTCTCTGAGTTTTCCGGATCAAGAGTCTGTCCGGATGCCGCCTTATTGGAATCTCTGAGGGTGACCGTCACTTCTGGGAGCGTGTCACCAACGACCAAGTTGATCGTGTCTGAATAAGCCATTAGATAAACGCCCTCGATTTAACTGTTAAAGAGCCGCCGCCATACCCGTACCTAACCTCGCGGACTACCTGACCTACCCTTTGGTCGCAAAGAGATTTGTTAGCCTGCGCACTACCCTGATCTGACCAAGGCTGGTTAGGCATCATCTGCAACCTATAAAGTGCGCCGTGAACGATTGGCTCTCTGTATTCCTTGCCAATCGTGTCGGGGATGCTGGTAGACGTAGGGGTTGGCTTTACCGAATAAAGGACGCTAAGAGTCTCTGCCGCAGACGGAATGGGAGCCAAGTAAAAAACTGTGTTGTCCCTTTGTGAGTAACACCGAGGCTGGCCCGTGCTGGTTCCATCACCCCTGACTTCGAGCAGTCGAGAATATGAGACCGGCTGTAAAGTCCGACTGCCACGATACACATCGATAATGTGATTTAGCTCAGTGCCAGAAGGAATGGTCAGGTCGTATTCTTCGATCCCAGCAATAATCTGAATCGTTTCCGGCTCCAGCCGATACACGTCAGTCTTAACGCAGAAATCAATCGCCGCTTCTCTGACGGCCCGCTCAATGAGAAACTCCGGAGCGCCTTGCGCCTCCGTTCGTACAAACTCTGAAATATCTAAATACTTCACTGCATGGCTCCCGCTCTAGGGTCGGCGGCAGAGTCACCTTGCGTCTTAGCGCCCAGACCATTCGTAAAGGATCGATAGTGCATAAGAGACTTCTCTGCGTTTCCGGAGAACTCAGAATCAATCTGATATGCGCGGTACAAGATGTAATCCAGTAGGCAGTTCGCGTAGGTGTCATCCAGCGAGATCGTGGTTGTATCCGACGTGTAGTTGGAAAGAGTTACGTCTGCTGGAGATACGCTGTAGATAACCTCTATTTGAAACGAAGCTTCCGCCGCCGGATAAACATAAAAATTCTTGGGGTCAGATGAGTCGTAAATGAAGTTCTCAATCTTGCGAGTAGCATCAGCCGTAGAGTTGTGCCAGTCGGGTAACGACTCGTCCAGCATCTTTCTATTGATCTGACAGATAGCCCTACCGCTTACGTTTCTCGTAATGTCGATAAGACGAAGCGCGTCAGAAGGCAAGGCCTGCTTGCTTCCGGCGGCGCATGTGAAATTTGTGTTGGTAACATTAGCGTCAGGACGATAAATAACGACCTCGCGCTGACCGTCATTAAAAAACTTCAAAAGGTCTGCGTTAGCAAACCTAGTATTTGAAGTGTCCTGAAGGATTATGCTGGCACGATCAAGTATGTCATTTACTTTAGTCGTCGCCATCCACTGTCTCCCATTCAATTACTTCCAGATCGGGATTCTTTGCAAAGATCGGGTCGTACTCGAATACATTTCCAGTAACGACGTTGCGAAGCTTCTTCGGCATCCTTGCAGGCAAAACCTTTTCCGGCTGTTTCCCATTCTTGCGGAGCCTGTCAACTTGGTCTTGGAGATCTGCTAACGTCGCTCTCCTGTCGAGCGTGACGTTGAAATCTTCCTTGGCCTCAATGTACAGGTCGTCCTTCTCTGTCTTCCCTTCTTCCACTTCCCTCTCCTTAAAGTGAAAAGGGGGAGGAAGACCTCCCCCTGCTCAGTCCTTAGACCTTCCACTTACCTACAACGAGGCAGTCTGGAGTTACGACCTTTCGGCCATATACCTTCAGACCACGAACGCCGTCGCCGAAGGTGCTCTCAAGACGAACGGTCTCAGTGTTAGTGAACTGAGAAGCGAACGTGATTGCCTTCGGGTGACCCGCGAGAACGTGGGTGTAAGTAGCATCAGCACCAGACGATGGGGTGTAGAGCAGATTGCTCTGGTAAACCGTGAAGCGATCTACCTGACCCACCTGACCGTTACGGAGAGGCGAAGTCGCATCACCAGTCAGGTACGCTTGACGCAGTTCGCTCTGCTTGAGCAGAGAGATCATGCTGGGAGGCAGAACGATGTAACGACCCTCTTCAGGGATGTTCAACTCGTCCAAGTCCTTAGCGATGTCAAGGATGCTGGTAAGGATGTTGCTGGCAGTAATCGTAGTCTGAGAACCAATAGTGGTTGCGCCAGTTACGACGTTAGCCAGAACGTCAGTCTCGACTGCGATACGCATAGACTCAGCGGCGTCCTGAGAAGCCTCTGCCAGCATATCGATGTCGCCCTGCGCAGACAGAACATCATCCATCTTGAACGCATACGACTTAGCCTGATCGATCAGAAGCTCGACAGTGCTGGTGGTCAGATCAGCGTAGCTGATTGAACCAGTGTAGTCGGCAACGGATACTGCGGGCACGGTACGGATGTGTACCTTGTCGCCCTGACCAGAGATCTCGCCTTCGTAGTCAGTGTTAGAAATAGCAGGAAGTACAGAAGAACTGTAGAACTTAGCCTGCAACAGTTTTGAAAAGACTTCTGGGATGAAGCCGCCCTGATTAGCCGCGTAAGTAAACGCCGCTCCAGAGCCATTAGCACCAATAGCCATTGTTAAATACCTCTATGCAAGAGTTGTATTAACGCTGGATCTTGCCCTGCCTCCACGCATCCATCAGTGCATCTTGGTTCGCCTCAAAATCTCGAAGCGACATCCGCTTGATGTCCGCCGCAGACCAGACAGTTTGTCCAGCACCAGTATCGGGCTTTCTGGATTTAGGGAGCTTTGGCTCTGCCGCCGCTTTCGCCTTCTCCAGTACCCGCTCTTGCGGCGTCGGTTGTCCGAATCCCATGTCGCTCTTGAACTTATACAGAGCCGCGTTTACATCGTTCGATGAACCGGCTTCAAGCCAGTTCTGAACATTTGCGTCCTGTATCTCCAGCCAGTCAGCCCAGTCTCCTGATTGAACGATGTCGTCCAAATCAGGGTGCGCTTCCCTAATGCGGGCCATGTGTTCGGCTTGAGCAAGATCAATCTGTTCCTGCTTCCGCATCTGCCGGAGTTCTTCAAGCTCGGCATTGGTTTCGGCAACTTGTGCTTGCGTCCTTTCCATCTGATCCAAAATTGGTGCCGCTAAGTCTGGGTACTCTTCCCTGACTTGCTTCAACTTCTCCAGATCGACGTCTTTCTCTGCAAGCTGACGCTTCAGTTCACCTAACTCGGCCATTACCTGCTCGTTAGCACGTCGCAGTTCTTTAGCCTCAGTGGTCGCCTGAGTCATCTTCCTTTGTGCGTTCTTGTAGCGTTCGTCAGCCTTCTTAATCGCTAACTCCGTATCGGACAATTCGCCGCGCTCGTCCTCAACGGGAGCCTCCACAGTTTCTTGGGCAGTTTCCGATGGCTCTTCGGGTGCCTCTAGGTCAACCTCTAGCTGAACTTCCTCTGGCGTTTCCTCTTCTTGAGGGGCCGGAACTTCACCTTTCAGTTGGGCCATTAACTCCTGTGCTTCCGCTTCAAGTTTCGCTGGATCTACTTTCATCTTCCGGTTCCTGTTAGGGGTGTCCGTCAGTCAATGCTGGGTGGTCGCACTCGTAGCGCCCGCTCAGCTTCGATAACCGCTTCTGCGGCCTGTTCTAGCTCAAGCGCATCGCGTAGCTCTGCCACCCGACCCTGCTCGAACCTAAAATTATCTTTATCCGCAGACTCTAATTTTGTCTGGGAATCAGCCAATCGCTCAGCCAACAACTCCATTAGGAGGGGCCATTCCTCCGTCAGGGACAGCACCTTGATCGCCCGCGCCTGACGCGGCGAGCATTTGTTCTTGCTGTAGTAACGCTTGTTGTTCGGCAATTAACTGTTCCTCAGACTTGATAACGTCACTAGGATCGATGTCCATGCTCTGCGCGATGTCACGCAGGAGCTTGCCTCGATCAACTAGCTGAGAGTCCATTGGATTTGAAACCAGAGAGAGGAATTGAAGGAGTCTCTGGCTCTGCACTTCTTTCTGCACAAGTGCGGTGCTACCGCGAGCGACGATCTTGAGATCGCCTTTGGCTCGCTCATTTGTTCCGAACTCCATATTGAAGTGGAACAATGATTCAATCATAGGGCGAATAAGGAAATCGTCAATGTTTTTGATGGTGCTTTTAAGCGCGACATTAGCCGCCCCCATCAACATTGAAATACCTGTCGCCGTCTTATTCAGGCTCTTCGTTTGCTCACCGTGCGTATACGACGGGAGCGATGTTGTTTCATCCGCGAAGCGCCGAAAAATTTCGATGATCTGGTTCAGGCCATTAGCGTTGGCGACAGGCTGGTAGTACCTGACCGCCGGCATTGAACCGTCTCCGCCCGACCGTAAAAAAACTCGCCACGGATGAAGATCGGTTGGATCCTCACCCGCCGCGAGAAGGTCAGTGTTTACCTCGACCATTGGCCCCGAGGACAGAGCCATATTGTCCAGCCAGATGCGGGTAGCCGCGTTCATGGTCTGCTGTGAGTCGCGCATCATGCGGGGCACCCCTACACCCCAGAATTGGTGGGGTGTGCGCTCATAGGGGAAGATGTTGTACGGGATTCGGTAGCCTTTGATTGGGTTCAAAGACGCCTTAATAACCTTACCCGAGACAATCCATACGTTCGCGTCGAAATCCTGACTGGGGTCTGCACCCTCCGGTAGCTCGACTCCCACGTCCTGAAGATCATATCCGTCAATAGACCCCCAGAACTCCAGTAGCTCGAACCGATGGGAATCACCATGATCCACAATGCCAGCAATTTCGCGGCGAGTCCGTTCGTGATCTTCCTCTTCATGGTTTCCATTTCGCCTATCGCGCAAGGTGGCAAGAATGATTTCTGAGTCGAAGTTAGGCGTATCTGCCAACTCTCGGAACTGGCGGCGCGTCAAGATGTGGCGGCGGAACATTCCGGAGCAATCTTCTAAGCTGGTACAGAATGGGTCTGGGTACAGGTCAAAGATTGATACTGACTCAATCTCGGGAACCGCTTTCTCCGCCATAACCATTGCGTAGCTAGAGCGCCCCATCTCATCTTCCATGCGCTGATACGCTTGAGTGCGGTCAATCTTTACTGTTCCAGACTTAATAGCGCCGGAGCCAAAAATGCAGGCCTCAAGGATGGCCTCCTTCATTTTCTGCTCGGTATTCTCTTCGATAAGCTGGTCTTCGATGTCCTTCTGCATCTCCTCAGAAGCCATCATTGCAAGACGCTCTTCTTGCTCTTTGAGTCCTTCCTCAATCCGCTGTTCGTTCTCAGCGAGAACCTGACGGATGACCTCCTCTGGCTGTCCCTGCCCAAGCTGTATGATGTTTTGAACCAACATCTGTTGCATCTCTTGCCGCTTCAGCGGGTTGATGCTGGGGCGAGGCGTAGGCTTTATGCCAAAAAATGCGTCACTACTCTGAAACAACAGGTCAACAAGCCTGCTGTATGCGGCCATAACTTTCGTTCGGGTGAGACCAACAAAGACCTTGCTTCGCGAGCCAGAAGCTTCGCTCAAGCGGGCAAGAGTGTCAGGGTCGTATTGCCCAGAGAACTGACGCAGATCTTTGATCCACTCATCTTCAGTTTCTCTGCGAGCGTCTTTGTACTCAGTGAACAAGGACATAAGCCTTGCACCAAGCGATTGAAGTTCGATATCTTGAGTGCCGTCAGGGTTTTCAACGTCAAACCCGACGCCCTCTTGTGAGAGTTCGTCCATTACCAGCCCGCCACGGTATCAACAGTTTTGAAGCGCCTTGCGACCGGAAAACTCTTGGGTCGCGGCATAGAAGCCAATCCATGGAGGGCAATGGCAAACGCCATCACACGATCATCATAACAGCCGTTTTGCGCATTGGTAGCCCCTTTTTCATCAATGACATAGGTGCGAAGTTCCTTGATTAACTCAAGGTCAGCAATGCCTGAATCACGTTGCCGAAGTAGTGCGGCAAGGTTGTCGATGATTAATGGCTTGGTCTTACTCGTTGTCAGGAAACCGCCGCGCTTCGTCATGCGGTCTCCATAAGCACCGTCAACTGAGCTTTCAACAAACAGCGACGGGTAGTTCAATTCTTGTAGGCGGCGGAGCGTTGTCAGCCCGTGGTTGTTTCTTTCGACAATGACATAGGCCGTGTTGTACCGCTTCGCGATCATGGCCACGGTGTTGCCCCACTCCCACGGGTCGATGTGCCCGTGATAGCAAGCAACTTGCCTGCCGCGTGAGTCGAGCACTTGCGCTACAGAGTAGTCCCCGTAGGCCAAGCCCTCTGCCACATCCACCCCAATGACGTAGGAATCGTCTGGGTTGGGCGCATACCACTCCCGATATGGGCCAGAACTGCGCTCTGACATGCCATCACTGCGGAACTCCCCAATGAAATCGGCGGAGTAACACTCCCTTTCGGCGTCTGCGAGGACATCGTCCTCTACGAAACAGCGGCCCGAAGTGAGGAAAGCCTCTACCGCAGTGGTCGGATACTCCTGCTTAAACAGGTCATGACCGCCTAGCTCGTCCATTTTGTTGCGGCGGAACTGGAGTTGCTCATCATCTAACCCGTATTTAGCCGCCAGTTGCTCCTCATCCTTGGTGCGCTCGAAGTACGGACGCACCTTGGCGCGGTACTCAGACATGGCAAACCAAGGAACAAAGCAGGTAATCCAGTCGGTTTCCCCGCGCAGGGACTTCATGACTTGGTCATAGAACCAGCCACCAGCACCGTTCGCAGTAGATTCGAGGATCACCTCGCTACCGTTACCGCCTACCGTCTGGAGCAAACCGGCTACGATGTCCGCGCCCTGCGGGTAGAAGGCGACCTCCGAGCCATGGACAAAGCGGTTAGTCTGTCCTCGCCCTGTCTGAGTTGATCGTGCCGTACCCACTCGGTAGCGCGAGTTGATCTCGTCGAAGACAAGGGTGGCGGCACTCTGACTACTGAGCTTCGGCTTGAAAGCTTCGTGAGGAACGCCGTCGTAGAACGAACGCACCATGTTAAAAATCGCGTTAGTAGACTCCGCAAGGTGCGAAAGAACGAACGCATTGGCGTTGCGTGTCTGTGTAATTTTCCAGAAGAATCGACCTTCCACATACGTTGAGATCCCTACCTGTCGTGCTTTCAGGATCAGAGCGCGTATCTTTCCCTGCTCCTTGAGTTGCTGTTCCAGTTGCTGGTGAACCATCTTCTGACCGTCGTTGAGGCGGAACGGAACCTGCTCGCCCTCCTTGTTCACGACCTTCAAGACGTTCTTGGCGTAGACCGGAAAATCTTTCTTGAAGACTTTCGCGGCCTCCATTAACTGATCGTCATTCACCCTCTATCCCCTCAATGATTTGCTTGCACCACCACAGCAAGTCAGCGTCCTCCCCCGAGTGACGCATAAGATTTACCCTGTAGCAGACCAGCCTGACGTTGCCCTTTTCGTAGCCTTTGCTCTGGTCGAGCCTGTCTATCGATGCGTTTAGCCCCGTGGAATCCCTCATCCGGCGGGGGTAGTAAGTCATGTGCATCCCCGTAACGGCGCACTTTCCCTGTTGCGAATCCCACATCACCCGAATGTCTTCCTTGGTGATGCTTACCGATACCTTGCGGGCCTTGTTGTTTAGCCGACTAAATAGATAAGCCTCTGGACTCGCAGACTTGTAAGTCTCCTGCTTCGCTCTGTGACAGGGACTGCAAACACGCTTTCTGTAATCCCCTCTTCCGTGAAGCGGAAATTCATCTAGAGGCTTTGTAACGCCGCAAGTGGCGCATTGACGATTTTTAGCCGCCATTGGTTCCCCCCAGTGGCTTCATGGAACGCCTCGATCCCTTTTCGGGATTCTGCTACGGCGATTCGATCTCCCATTAGCGACATGCCTACCCCTATGCATCCTTCGATTTCTTCAGGGAAGTTCGCGACATGGAAGAGAATGTGTGACCGGCCCTTTACGTTTTCTATCTCGTAACACCAGTCAAACTTGGGGGAGCGCTTCCAGACCATGGAATACTCCCCTTCAGGGATGCAGGATAAGAATGGAGCGTTACCCAACCATGGGCGCTCCACCGTATAGAACAAGCTCAGTTTGTGATTCGGAACTTGCATGAGTCCCAACGTACCCTCGGGGTGGTACGCAAAACGCTTCAGCGTAATCATGTACAGCCCTTAGTTGCAGGTCACAATGATTTGGTCGCTGGCGTTGGTTGTCACTACACAGCCGCTTTGCTCTGTGGCTAAGATGTCTTTCCAAATGCCATCTCTAGCTGTTGAGTAGGTGAGCCAATCAGCGGTGTTGGCTCGAATTCCAATCAGACCTTGGATGCCCATGTTCTCAACGGAGTCGATGCCGTTGTTGCCAAGCGTGACAAGGTTTGTAAAGCCGTTAGTGCCAAGGCCGTAAAGGTTATTCATGCCGTTAGTGGCAATTGTCGTATTAGCATCGAACCCAGCGGTGCCGAGGGTCGTGAGGTTATCCATGCCTGTAGTGCCGAGACTGACCATGCCATCTACGAACGGGGTGTAGTCAATGTTGCCCATCGCCTCATAACCAGCCGCCGCAGAATCAACGAATGACCCGTAGAGCGCCTGCTGAGTCGTGGCGTCAGCATCGATGCGAGCCAGATCAACCTGTGAGTTGTACCGAGCCATGGTTTTCGCGGAGTCAGCCTGCATCCACATCATGCCCAAGCTGGTCACCGGAGTGGCGAGAATGGATGCCCACTGCAATGCCTGAGACTGCTGGGGCATTGGCGCGACATTCTGGGTTTGAGTCAGGGCCAAAGCCATCACCGCCGCGCTTGCCGCCTGCCCATCTCCGGATGACGCGATAGCTGACAAGGCATCAAACTTGGCCTTGTTCGCCATGGCATTTGCTTCAGCCGTCTTCTGCACCGCCGCGTAATACTCCGTATTCGTGGAAGCGCACCCAGTTACCGCCAATACCGCTAAAAATAACCCTAGTTTTTTCATGGTTTTCCCCTAGTTTCTATAGAAGCCCCCTAGAAAGGCGCAGGACAAACGATGTTTCGGGGAGAGGGAAGCCCAAGGGGAGGGCCTTATCGTCGTCTCTGGAGCCTTCTAGGGGGCAATATGAATCCAACCTAACCACTGATTGGCGTTTTGTATAGTGAATTGGCATCTGAAAGGTCATATTCCTATCAGAAACCTCATGCAGAAGTTTGGGAAGTCAGCGCAACCCAGCAGAACGAACACCGCAAAGCACGGTAGTAGCAACGTAGCGATCACGATCTTCACGATGATGTCCTCTACCGGCTTCATTTCGTAGATTTGGCCCCCTTACACTTCCACCGCTTCCGCGACAGGTTATTTGGGGTGTTCGGATCGTTCTGTTTCTTCTTGGATAGGCGCTTTTTGATCCCAAGACTGCGAGCGCAGTAGCTATCTCCCTTCTTTGTGCCCGCCCGTACCCGTGAGCCGCCGTCTTTTGCCTTCCCAGCCTGCCCGTAGGAGACCTTTTTGCCGCTGGAAGTGACTTTTACCTTGGCTTTTCCCTTTCTTGGCTTTGTCATTTGCAATGTCCCTATGTTTTTCGGGTGGGTACTCTCAGAAAGACCGCCCCCCCCCTCTAAAGTTGCTCCCCCCCTGCCCTATGGGGGGCGTCAAAATCTCGTTGTAGAGACTGGCTAGTCCCCCATGGAACCGTGATAGTCGACCGCCCCCGAACCTTCCATCTGCTACCCCCCCCCTACCCCGACCATGT